TATCCAGATTTGTTTTGTCAAACAGATGCTGAGGGTCAACCTAGTGAAGCATCGTCAATAGTTTATCTAGTTGGTGGTCAACCAATTCAATTACCGGCAGCAGAATTAACTAAGAAACAACGTTTATATTTTGTTTCTCAAGTGATTATGGCTTGTACTAATGTTACTTATATTCATCAAAAAATGTTTAAGAGTGTTAGAAATCCTGATGCTGTTAAGCGTAGGATGGATGCATTTGGTTGGTATATGTGGGTTAATCCTGCATATATTCAGCGTGATGAAATGGGTAATGTTATTGTTGATCCCAGTACAAATCGTATTCGTGGTTATGAACATGATGACGAAATGTATGGTAGAATTGATAAAAATTTAATTCCTGAGTTGGCACCTGGAGATTTTCCTCCTGATTTGTGGTTTTTTAGACGCTTGAACTTTTCGAAAGGAGAGTTTATGGATAATAAAGTTTATACTTATAAAAACTTTGTTATTTTGTGTAAGCAACATGTTAGGAGAACTCGTGAAGCTGGAGAGCATAAGCGTAGAAATCTTAATGCTCGTGCTGAGATTTTGGTACAAGAGAAGCTAAATGAATTAGGTCAATTGAATCCACAAATAGATGAAGTGGAATATATTGAGTGTCCTAAACGTGAAGTTTCTCCTATGCCTGAAGTTTTAGTTCCAGAGTATATGTTAGCTGTTGAAGCCAGAGGCCGTATAGTTAGGAAAGATAAAATTGATTCTTATCGTTTGAGGGAAATGCAGAAAAAACATGGACCCTTAAATGATGATGAAGAGGTTTTTGAGGATGCCCTAATGGAAGAAGAAGTCACACAAGCTCAAACTGATGATTTTGAAGCTAGATATAATAATCTAGTTGCAAGTGAAATTCGTTTTCAAAAATTTTCTGAAATTCCCATTATAGATGCATATGAAATATATGATAATATAGATGAGGAAAGAGGGAAGTTTTGGACGAATTTTAAGTTTATTCTTAAGTCATTAAAACTTACTCCATTTAAGCATGCTAGGTTGAAAGAGATATTTAAAACCTATAATATAGCAATGAATTGTGGAGATATGATTAAGTTTGATGATGATCATCATATTGAGCGTGGTAAAGGTAAATTGCATTTATCGCAAACTCAAATTTATTTTTA